GACCGGCAGACGCGAACGGTGAGAAAACATCAAATCCGCGCGCGATTTATCTTGCACGGGAATTTGAAAAGCTCATGACTGTGCTGCGTTCAAAACTGGAACAAGGATGCGCGGCGGGAGGCATGGCAATCAAACCGTACCCGCGAGACGGACATATTTATTTTGATTTCAACATGGCATGGGGACTCTACCCTATCGCGTTCGGAGATGACGGCGTTCTGACGGATGTAATCTTTAGAGACTCGTTCACCGAGGGCAAAACAGTCTACACACGACTTGAACGACACACAGTTTCCGGTTCCGACGTAAAAATCACACAGAGGGCTTTCAAATCAGAAACGCGAGATGCTCTCGGCATAGAAATTCCGCTATCCTCTGTTGAGGCATGGCAAAGTCTCGTGCCTGAAGCAGTCGTAAAAGACAGTGAAGGTCCGCTTTTCGGATGGTTTAAAACCGCAAGTGCAAACAGCATTGACGTAGACAGCCCTATGGGCGTTTCGGTTTATGCTAAAGCTGTTGACATCATAAGAGAGGCAGACAAGCAGTATTCGCGACTTTTGTGGGAATTTGAAGGTTCTGAGCTTGCCGTGGACGTTGACCCATCAGTCTTGCGACCCAAAAAGGACGGCAGAGGACAAGAGATGCCTAAGCTCAATCAGCGACTGTTTCGCGGCGTCGATCTCGGGACAGACGATAATTATCACGTTTTCAATCCCGCCATTCGTGACGCATCGCTCGTAGCTGGACTTAATCAGATTTTGATACGAGTTGAGGACCTGTGCGGTTTGGCGCGCGGAACCCTCACAGATGTCAATCAGAAAGCACGCACGGCAACCGAAATACGCCACATGAGACAGCGGACTTACGTAACTATCGCGGATAATCAAAAAGTCTTAGAGCATTGTCTGCGTGACGTTATCCGTACAATGGATAAGTACGCAACGATTTATCATCTTGCGCCACAAGGTGAGTATGAAGTCTCCTTCGACTGGGATGATTCTGTTCTTAATGATACATCACAGCAGCTTGCCGAACGGTTAGAGCTTCATTCTGCCGGACTTTTGAGTGATACTGAATTACGGCAGTGGTATTTCGGTGAGACAGAAGCGCAAGCTGCGGCTGCTATGGAAAAACTTCGTGCGGAACAGCTCTCAAAAGCTGCTGCAATGATTCCCGGATTGAATATCTCTCAGTAAGAGGTGATCTGCTGTGCTGAAAGATAAAGACCTTGAAACAGCAGTTGACGCGATACTGGAACGATTTGAAGAAATCAATCTGTACTTCATAAAGCAGGTTGCCGAACAAATAAGGCAAATTGGAGAGCTTACACAGTCAAGCATAAATCGTCTGACTATTATGGCAGGACTGCGATCCGACGTCAAGGCTATCACTTCTGCCCTCTCAAAAGCGGCTAAATTAAGTACCAAAGACGTACAACGCTTGTATCGCAAAGCTGCGGAAGAAACATACACCGACTCTCGATTCACAGCCGCGTATGTTGACGATAAGCCGCCCGTTGAAGCACAGGAACGAATTGAAAGGCTCACACAGTCTATAAGCGAGCAGACAGCTGATGCCATGACGAATATCTCAAATACAACCGCTGTGTCAGATGCGTATAAATCTGCCGTCGATGACGCTGTCCTTTCCGTTGTTTCCGGTCTGACCGATTATAAATCGGCTACACGTCGAGCGGTTCAGCGCATCGGATACAGCGGATTGCAGGTACAGTACGAAAGCGGTTATCATCGAAGACTTGATACCGCACTACGGCAGAACATTATTGACGGTGCCAATCAAATATCTCAGCAAAGTGCAAAAATTATGGGTGAAGAACTTGGCTACAATGCCTATGAAATCTCAGCTCATGCAAACAGTGCGCCTGACCATGAACCGGTTCAGGGGCATATTTTTTTACTTGCAGAATTTGAAAAAATACAGTCAGGTCAAAATTTTGTTGATATAAATGGCATCAGTTACACAGGATTTCCGAGAAAAATCGGTGAATGGAACTGCGGTCACATGGCTCTTCCGTTTGATACCCGATATTCTGTTCCGGCATATACGGCTGAACAGCTGCAAGAGTGGGCAAAGCTCAACCGCAAAGGCTGTGACATTGACGGCAGACACTACAGTAACTACGAGGCTTCACAGCTTATGCGCAAGATAGAGGCTGAAATCCGGCGACAGAAAGATACCGCTGTAGCAGCTCAAACAGCAGGTGATGACGTGCTCAGGCGAAATTGTCAGCGAAAAATCAACTCTCTCAGCGCAAAGTATTCGCAAATCGCAAAGCTGTCCGACTTGCCAACAAAACGCCAGCGTATGACAGTGGAGGACTTCAAAGCCATAAAATTAAATTAAGGAGTATAAAGCTATGGGAAATGACACTTTTTTCGACCTCTGTAAGCGAGAGGTTGTCGAGTATTTCAACCAGCATGCCGACAAAACCGACCATAAAAAGATTACCGAAGATGATGTCTTTATCGTTTGGGCATGTAAAATTCTTCAGAATAACAAGGCTCTTGTGAGCACAACGGTTCCTGACGGTATGTATTATGAAGTCACATATGACGGCGGCAAACAGCAGGCATATGTGGATGTCTACAAGAAATGGCAAAACTATTCGGTCATTGTTTAAGTTATCAAGGGCGTTTCGCCTATGATATAAATACCCGGTGTTGCAGGGAAATAAATGCGACAGCATCACAACCGCAGAGTGGCTGCGGAAATAAAAATTAAATCTATGATGGCAAAAAAAGGAGAACAGCATGGAATTTTTAAAAACACTTTTCGGCAACGGTGAGTCTCTGACATACGACCAGCTCGTTGAAAAAATCAAAGCCGCTAAGCTCAATGTCGTCAATATTGCAGACGGTTCTTATGTCAGCCGCACGAAATTCGACGACAAAGTAAACACACTTACGCAGCAGGTCACTGACTTGAATGGTCAGCTCACGCAAAGAGATGCTGATATGGCTGACCTTAACACGAAGCTGACTGCGGCGCAGGCTGACGCAACAAAGCTGGGTGAAGTGCAGCAGTCCTTCACTGACCTTCAAACCAAATACAATGCGGATAAGCAGGCGTATGAGAGAAAGCTCTCTCAGCAGTCCTACGATTTCCTTCTTCGTGAAAAGGCAAGCGGTCTGAAATTCACCTCTCCCGCCGCAAAGCGTGACTTCATCCGCGAAGCAACCGACAAGGAGTTCAAAATTGATGGAGAGAATCTGCTGGGTTATGACGACTTCGTAACCAAGTATAAGGCAGATAACCCCGGTGCGGTAGCAGAGGATAAACCGGATGGACAGGCTACACCTCCTGTGCCGGCACCCAACATCGTTCTTCCCGGAACTCAACCGTCAGGTGGAGAAAAAAGTGTTTTCGGCTTTCAATTCAATGGCGTTCGTCCTAAAGCGAAAGAAGATTAAAACCAATATCAAAAATCCCTTAAATGGGTAGAAAGGCAACAAAATGGCAGCTATTAACTATGCAGCGCAGTATGCTCAGGAACTTGCGCAGGCATATCCCTACGTACTGAACTTCGGCGCACTGTACGCAACTCCTAACAACCATCGTTATCGTATGGGTGATGACGGAAAAACCGTTTATATTCCCACCATTTCCACAACCGGACGCGTTGATTCCAGCCGTGACTCCATCGCAATGGCGACGCGCAACTATGATAACGCATGGGAACCCAAGGTACTGAGCAATCAGCGTAAGTGGTCTACTCTTGTTCATCCTAAAGACATTGACCAGACTAACGCTGTTGCATCGATTCGTAACATCACTCAGGTGTACAACGAAGAGCAGAAATTCCCCGAAATGGACGCTTACTGCATTTCCACGCTCTATGCGGAGTGGACTGCGCAGGGTATGACAGCAGACACTACGGCTCTTACTGCCGCAAACATTCTTACCGTATTCGATTCTCTCATGCTCAACATGGACAATGCACGCGTACCCGCAAACGGCAGAATCCTGTATTGCACGCACGAAGTTAAAATGCTTCTTAAGCGCGCAACTGATATTGCTCATGAGTATGACGTGCTCGACGGACGCACTGTCGTCAACCGCAATATCTCTCGTCTCGATGAGGTTGAGGTTATCGGCGTTCCCGCAACACTGATGAAAACCCTCTATGACTTTACCACGGGTTGGGTCGTCAAGTCGAACGCGCAGCAGATTAATATGTTCCTTGTGCATCCTACCGCAGTCATCACACCCGTAAGCTATGAGCTTGCACAGCTTGATCCTCCGTCTGCAATTACTGAGGGAAAGTACATCTACTTTGAAGAATCCTTTGAAGACGTATTCATCCTCAACAAGAAAAAGGATGCGCTTCAGTTCAACGTCACTGCTGCTTCGGGGGAATAATTGCCGATAGCAAATTATCGGGGCTGACTATCGGCGCCCTGTCATTAACTCCCGAATTCGGTCCGGATCAGCACAGTTACACAGCGGCTACCAGTAATGCCACCAATAAAGTAACAGCAACAAGCGATGATAACACAGCGGTCATCTTAATCACGCTGAATAATTCGTCTGTCACCAATGCGCTCATTGAGAACGGTACCCCCGTGACGTGGGCGTCCGGTACAAATATGTTGACTGTCACAGTATCAGAGGACGGTAAAAAACCGACTGAATACGTTATAACGGTTAACAAGACCTGACAGGGAGGCGTAAATGGCACACGAATTATATCTTACCTATCAGGAATACAAGAGTTACGGCGGCGAACTGTCGGAAACGGCATTCATCCCGCTTGAATTTAAATCAAGAAAGCGCATTGATTATCTGACAGATTCGCGTGTTCAAAACATGGCAGCTGTCCCCGCCGCCGTCAAGCTCTGTATGTATGTTTTGATAGGCATGGAGTCGTCGGTTGGCAGGAGTGAGCAAGCTGCGTCGCCGTCCGTCTCTTCGTTCAATACAGACGGAAACATATAGTCAGGCTATGGACGCAGACACTGCAAGCGCGCAGATGGACGCACTAACCAAAGAGTATCTTTACGGCGAAAAGAATGATAACGGTACGCCTCTGCTTTACAGGGGGCTTGACCTATGAAGCTGTGTAACGAAACAATTACAATCTATAACGCAAAACTGAATCAAGAAACCGGGGATGACGTGTATTATCGTACCGTTATCTCCGGTGTTTCATGGTTCTGCGAAATCGCGTCCAACGTCGATAGCAAAGGATTAACAGCGGCGAATAAAATTGTTATTCGTATTCCTGTAGATGCTGATTGTGGCGGCAAAAGCTATATTCCTAAATTGGCGTTTGAGCAAAGCGATTCACCAGACAGTTATTTTACGCTTGGAGAGGGAGACATTATTGTTCACGGCATTGCAGCAGAGCATACACCGCGTCCTGCCGAGCTGCATGAGAAGTACAGTGAAGTCGTTACCATTCTCGGTGTAACCGATAACAGACGCGGTCAACACGGCAAGCATTGGAAGGTGGTGGGGGCATAATGGCTTTTGTAAAAGTTTCGGTTCATTTTCGTCTTGAAACCGGAGATGCGCTTTTGCAGAAATGCGGACTTGAAAAAGGCGGCAGAGTTCAGAAAGCAATCGACAATGCTGTTATTCGCCATGCAATTCCATATTGCCCCATGGACACCGGAACACTTGCCCGCAGTCCATATTCAGCAAGTACACCCGGCAAGGTGGTATATCCCGGACCGTATGCTCGATACCTATATTATGGTAAGGTTATGGGACCGAACATACCGATATTTGAGGATGACAGCGGAGAGCCTACACGTTTCTTTTCTCCAAAAGGCAAGAAAAAGCATCTTACCGGAGCGGAGCTTAAATATCGGACGGATAAAAATCCTCTTGCCGGTTCCTTCTGGATTGAACGCATGAAAGCGGATCACATGGATGATATTTTGAAGGAGGCGCAGAACAATGTCAAACGAAGTGACTAATATTGAGCATCTTCGCAGCTGGTTACGGGATTGCCCTGCACTTTCAAAAAAGAATCGATTCCGGGTTGACTATCTTTCAGAATCCCCAACAGAATATGCTCTTTATTCCGTACCAACAACAATTGCCTATCGCGAAAATGTTCTCGGGGAAGAAGTTCCGAGAGAAATTCAGACGCTCGACTTTATTTTTGCTTCAAAAGAGCAATATGGTTCGGACGCACGTCAAAATGCCGCCAATCTCGGTTTTTATGACTTCGTTATCGGATGGATTACCAAACAGAATTCCTCACGAAATTTTCCCGAAATCAATGAGGGGCAGGTAAAATCTATTGTTCCGACTTTGACGCAGTATGTTGCCGAAGCAGACAGCGACAGCGCAAAATACCAGATTCAAATTAAAGTGACTTATCGGAGAAGATAAGTCGGAACATAATGGCAAAACTTGACAGAAACAGAAATATGTATTTCGCGTCTTTTGATAAAACGGCGTGGGAAGTTCTCGGCAAGGATAATGATGACCTCAGCAAGGAGCTTAACCCTGATACAGAGACGTCGAAAAATGTACTTGGAGAGGCGACCTTTAAACACAACGGCTATGAACCGGAAGTAAGTGTTGACCCGTATTATGCGGATGAAGATTCTGCGCTTTACGAAAAGCTCAAAGCAGCAGCAGTTCAGGAAAAGTACGGTGACGCAGATATCAAGGGCTATTTCGTTGAGG